AAGGGCGAACGGGTGGGGTTTTGGCTCTGGTCGCAACACCCGGGCTCGAACCGCGTCGGCTTCAAGCTGGAGTCGCAATTCTACTCCACGGATCAGGTGATCCACGTTTTTCTCGCCGACCGCCCCGACCAGATTCGCGGCGTGCCAATGGGCGTTGCCAGTTTTATCCGCACCCGTGACCTCGACGAGTACGAAGACGCGCAGCTCCTACGCCAAAAAATCGCGGCCTGTTACGCGGCGTTTGTGACCGACGACAGCGATTTGGGTAGCGGCGATAACGACTCTATCCCGGACCGCATCCGCCCCGGCACCATCGAAAAGCTGCCCAGCGGGAAATCCGTAACCTTCGCGACGCCTCCACCCGTGGAGAACTACGCGGAATACATGCGGACCGTGCTGCACAGCATCGCGGCGGCATACGGCGTTACATACGAGGCACTTACGGGCGATTTGTCGCAGGTGAATTTCAGTAGTGCCCGCATGGGCTGGCTGGAATTTCAGCGCAACGTTTCGCGTTGGCAGTGGAATCTCCTTATCCCGCAGATGTGCGACGGGGTTTTTCGCTGGTATGCCGAATTCGCCGAGATCATGGGGACGCGCGACGTTACGGCGTCGTGGACACCTCCACGGCGTGAAATGATTGACCCAGGAAAGGAAATTTCCGCGTTGGAGCAGGCTGTAAGGGCTGGCTTTATTACGCAGAAAGAAGCAATGCGCGAGCAGGGTTACGAACCCGCCGACATGTTCGCCGAAATGGCCGAAACGAACGCCGAAATTGACAAACTTGGACTGAAGCTCACCACTGACGCGCGGTATTTTCAGCAGGCTGGAAAGCAGCCGCAGGAAAAACCCGCAGAAGTTTAGGCCGCATTAAAATTTTTTTTATAGATTTGCCGCATGAAGATTCGCGCACACCATATTACCGCGCCCATTGAGGTGCAGACACGGGCGGAGGGTGACACCTCCACCGACCTGCGCATCGATGTGACCTTCGCAACACCGACCCCAGTGCGCCGATATAATTGGCGTGCTGGAGAGGAGTTTAACGAAGTGCTGGAGATCAGCAAAAAAGCCATCGACGGCACACGCCTGACCGCTGGCGCTCCGTTGCTGGACTCTCACGGCTCATACCGCATCGCCGACCAGATCGGCGTTGTTGAGTCGTGGAGCATCGACGGCGACCGTGCCCGCGCAACGGTGCGGATCAGCAACCGCGCCGAACTGGCCGGGCTGCGACAGGATATTTCCGACGGGATCGTGAAAAACGTCTCGGTCGGATACAAAGTAAACGCCTACCGCCGCGAAGCCGTGGAAGAGGGCAAAACACCACAATACACCGCGACGAGCTGGACACCGATGGAAATCTCCCTCGTGACCGTGCCCGCCGACCACCTTGCCGGGATTGGCCGTGCCAACCCGGAAGGCGAAGAATTTGACGTATTAGTAGAAAACGAACTCCGCATGGAAAAGGAAACCCCCACGGGGCTGGAGCAACAGCCCACCACGCCGCAGCAGCCCCAGGTGGATGCCGCCGCAATTCGCGCCGAAGCCGCCAAGGCCGAGCGTGAACGCGCAAATTTGATCGTGAACGCCGTCCGTTCGGCCAAACTCGACACCGCACTGGCTGACACCCTGATCGCCGACGGCGTGACTGTGGACCAGGCCCGCGCCCGTGTGATTGAGGAGTTGGCGAAGCAGGACCAGGCACCCGCCCGCGCCGAGGTGAAAATCGGCGCTGACGGTGAGCAAAAGCGTGCCGCTGCAATGTCCGACGGGCTGATGCTCCGTGCTGGCTACGCGCCCGCCGAAGTCGCCCCCGGTGCCGCCTCATTCCGTGGCCTGTCGATGCTTCGCCTCGCCGACGAATACCTGCGCAGCCAGGGCGTAAACACGTCCGGCATGTCGGATTCGCAGATGGCAATGGAGGCAATGAAACGCCGTTCCGTTTCCGGTGCCATGGGCACCAGCGACTTCCCGACGATCCTGGGCAACACGATTGGCCGAGTCCTTCGCGCCGACTACGAAGCCCAGCAGCGGACGTTCCAACCGTTTACCCGTCGCGGCACTGCGTCGAACTTCAAAAACCTGACCCGCGCCCAAATCTCCGGCCTCGTCGGTGACTTTGAGCAGGTTGTGGAGGGCGGCGAATACAAGCGCGGCACCATGACCGAGGCCGCAGAGACCTACAAGGTCCTGAAGTATGGTCGCACCATCGCCCTCACGTGGGAAACCCTGATCGACGACGATCTGGACGCATTCAGCCGCATTCCCCGCGCTGTTGCCGTCGCCGCTGCCGACAAACAGTCGGACCTGATCTACTCGATCCTGTCCACGAACGCGAACATGTACGACGGCGCAGCCCTGTTCGTAGCTGGCCACGGCAACCTTGCCGGAGCCGCAACGGGCATCACCACCGCCGGACTCGCTGCCGCCCGCGCTGCGATGCGCAAGCAAACTGGCCTCGACGGTCGCAAGATCAACGTTCAGGCAAAGTACCTGATCTGCGGTCCCGACAAAGAGGAAGAGGCGCTGCAAATCCTCAACGCCACCATCGTGGCTACGAAGACGACCGACACGAACACCTTCCGGGGCAGCCTGGAGCTGATCGTTGATCCTCGCATCACGGGCAACACGTGGTATCTGTCAGCGAACCCATCCGCGATTGACACGATTGAATATGCGTTCCTCGACGGGCAGCCTGAGCTGTTCACCGAGATGCGCGAAGGCTTTGAGATCGACGGCATGGAAATCAAGGCCCGCATGGTATTCGGCTGCAAAGCCCTTGACTGGCGCGGACTGTACAAAAACGCTGGCGCGTAACCTTCACATCTGAAAAAAGGGGCTTCGGCCCCACTTTTACAATCATGAAAAATTGCATTTTCGCAGAAGGTGAAGTAATCACCATCACCGCCGGGGCAACGATCTCCAGCGGCGACCCTGTGCTGATGACCGACATCGTCGGCATTGCGCAAAACGACGCGGTAAGCGGCGACAAGTTAGCCGTTGCGCTGGAAGGCGTGTACGAGGTCACGAAGAAAACCACCGACACGCCCGCCGTTGGGCAGGCCCTCTATTGGGACGCTGGCAACAGCGAATTCACGACCACGGCCAGCACCCACAAAAAGGCGGGCTATGCCTGGAAAGCCGAAATCAGCGGCGCTACCACCGTCCAACTCCGCCTGACGCAGTAATTTATGGCCGTCTTTGACTCATTCCAAACGCAAGCATTCCGAATCGTTGAATCGATTTTCGGCGATGCAGGCGTTTGGAATGGGGAGGCCATTACCGGGCTTTTCCGGGAACCGACTGTGAAGGAAAAGGAATACCTCGGCGATGCTTACAATCCAAGTATGTGTATGTTTGAATACTACGCGGACAAATGGACAGGGCTGAAACCGTTGGTTGACACGGGCGAATTAGTGGAGCTGACCGTGAAGGCGGTTATTTACTACGTTCGCTCCGTACACCAAAAATACGACGGTAAAACGTTTGTTGCATACCTTGAATTAAAACCGACCGCATGAACATTATTGAACTGGAAAACAGCATTGTTGAGCGACTGTCACCGTTGGCTGGCCCGACGGTGGAGGTTATCGCAGTGCCTGAGACCCAGGCAGAGTTCAGCCGGGCGGTACAAAACCGGGTAACGGTGGCATATTCAGGCGGTCGGGTTGGCGAGTCTTCTATGCGGTCGATGGCCGACACGCAGCAGGATTTCGGGGCAATGATCGACGTAACGATCCAGTCCCGAAAGTTGCGCGGCGATGCGGGAATCTACGCATTGGATCAGGCCGTTCGCGGTCGGCTCCTGGGATTCCGCCCTGCCAACGCCGGGAAGATGCGGATTGAAGCCGTAGCATTTCAGGCGCTGGAAGAAAACGTCTGGAGCTACACGCTTACCTTCATTGCGCCAACCGTATTTGTCGAAATCCCCGACGCCGACTCCGCAGCACTTTGCACACGCATTTCTACAATCACGCCGGAAGAAGGCACAACACTTGTAGTAGAATGAAAAAGTACCTCTATACTGGCACCACGAATCGCTGTTTTTCCGTTGGGAAAGACGACTTTTTCCTGAAGCCAGGCAAAGAACACGCCCTGCCTGATTGCTCTTACGTGGAGCTGATGGTTGCGCAAAAGATCCTCGTCCCTGTGGCCGCCCCGGCAGCAGCGCCGAAATCCTCCACCCCCAAAACAACCCTGACAGATGGCCTTTCTTAACGGCGTTGAAGTCCTTGAACAACCCGGCGCACAAATCGCCGTGACCCCGGAGACGGCGGTAATTGCCCTGGTGGGTATTGCCCCGACTGGCCCGGTCGAAGAAATGACCCTCGTGACCTCCGACGTGGCAGCCGCCGCGTTTGGAAAACAGGTTCGCGGGTACTCTATCCCGCAAGCACTTGCCGCGATTTTCGCCAACGGCGGCGCGAAGGTGCTGGTAGTGAACGTGTTTGACGCCGACACAATGACGGAGACGATCAGCGCGGAATCCCGCACGATTGCCAGCCGCAAAATCAAAGTGTCAAACGCTGGTTTCGTGTCTGTAACCACGGTTACGACCACGGGCGGTTCGCCTGTAACGCTGACCGCCGGAACCGACTATACGGTTGACGCTTACGGCGAAATCACGATCCTGAACGCCACGTACGCGAACGGCACAGCCCTGCTGGTGACGTACAAAATCGTGGACGCTGCCGAAGTGGATGCCGCGCTGATCGTCGGCACCGTGACCTCTGGCGTGCGGACAGGCCTGCAAATGTTTGACGCGGCATTTAGCGAATACGGGTACAACCCGAATATCGTAATTGCCCCTTACTACTCGCAACTCGCCACCGTGCAGGCGGAGCTGGTCGAAAAGGCCACCCTCTACAGCGGTGTGGCCCTCCTCGACACCGCAGAATCTCTGCTGCCCAGCGGCGTGATTACCGAACGTGGTGCAGGTGGTGACTACGAGGTAAGCGACCCGCGTGCGGTGATCCTCTACCCCTGGCTGAAGTACGCCAGCCCCGACAGCGGTACGAATCTGGCATTGCCTTATTCCGCCGCAATGGCAGGCGTGATTTCGGCAACGCACGCGGCGCTTGGATTCCAACGCAGCCCGTCGAACCGTCCGATTCGCGGCATTGCCGGGGTTGAACGGCAGCTTGTGGGCCGTGGCCTCGACGACACAGGCGCAGAATGGAACCTGCTCAACGCCGCCGGGGTCGTGACGATCTACCAGGGCTTCGGGACAGGCACGCTGACGTGGGGCAACCACACCAGCGCATACCCCGCCAACACGGCACCGGAACAGTCGTTTATCGCGGTTCGCACCGTGGCCGACGTGCTGTACACGGCGCTGAAAAACGCGATGCGCCCGTTCCTGGGTCAGCCCGTAACGCAGGCGTGGATCGACAGTGTCCGCGCTGCCTCAAACGGCTACATCAATAAGCTCATCGGCGACGGCGCACTGATCGACGGCGAAGTGACCTACAACGACGCGGACAATTCTACCGAAGAATTGGCCCTCGGACACGTCACGTTCCGCCTGGTATTCATGCCGCCCGTACCTGCCGAGCGAATCACCTTCATTGCCACCGTGGACACCAGTCTGCTCAACTTCGCATAATCATGGGAATCGACGTAAGAAAAATCTACAACGCGAACGTTTATATCGACGGCGCGAATTTCCTGGGGCGGGTTGAAGAAGCTACGCTTGCGGAAATCAAAATGAAGATGACGGAACACAAAGCCGTCGGTATGATCGGCTCCGTGGAGTTCCCCAGCGGCATCGAAAAAATGGAAGCCAGCCTGAAATGGGCTGGTGCCTACAACGAAGCGATGCTGTTGAGCAACCCGTTTGTGGCCCGTAAAATCATGATCCGTGCCAGCGTCGAAAAATACGACGCCACTGGCCGCGTGTCGGAAGTTCCCGCCGTGTTCACCATGACCGCTACTGCGAAAAACGCGCAGGGTGGATCATTCAAACAGCACGACAACTGGGACGCAACGACGCAGTTCAACGTCACGTCTATCAAAATCGAATACGGCGGCATCGCTGTATTGGAGTACGACGCGATGGCCAACATCTACAAAGTCGCTGGCGTGGACATCCTCGCCCAGTACAAAGCGAATACGGGGGCAGTGTAGCCCCTGTATTTTTCCTCTCCTCCTAAATGAAACAGTACCTGACCGTCGCGTTTGGCCTCATCCTGGCCGCACACCTTGCAATGTTCGCGGCGAATCCACCACACCCCGCCGCTCGCCCGCGTGGCGAAAAGCGGGAAGACGTAAAAAGCGAGGCACCGGAAAGGGACAAAACCGTGTATATCCAAAAGACTATCCCGGAAACTGGATGGGTAAGATGGGACACGGTATTGATCGTTTTCGGGTGCCTGGGAGCCGGTGTTGCTGGCTGTTATTTTTGGCCGCACAGAACTCAAAAAAACGTTTAACTTTGTGGCTGGCTGGTAACTCAGCCAGCCGTTTTTTTTAGACCCGAAACACAGAGAATTATGGCATTCAAAATTCCACCCCGCAAAGGCCCCGTAACCGTGAACCTGCCCGAATGTGGCGGCGACGTGACCCTGACACCCCTGACAGCTAAAGAGGTTGAGAAGGCGGCAGAGACAGCGCACAGCTCGAAAAAAGGCAGCCAAATCTGCATGATCTACACCGCCGGAGCGTCGTACAAAGACGAAGCCGGAGCCGACGTGCGCCTGTCCCTGGAAGAAATCGAAACGCTGCCCGCTGGCGACTATGGCCTGCTGCTGGCCGCTTCGATGGGAATGGGAAACGCCCCATTGAGCGAAGAAAAATAGCATTTCTCGCTCACTATTTTGGCTGGTCGCACCGCGAATTGATGCGAATGTACCCCGACGAAATAGACACTTGGTACACGGAGGCAGCAAACCTCCACAACGAATTAAATTCCAATGGCGAATAGCGTAAATCTTGTTTTAATCCTGTCAGCCCTCGACCGTGCCAGCGCCGTGATTGACCCGGCGCTGCGGAAACTCGATGCGCGTATGGCAGGGCTGGGAAAGAACGCCGGAGCCATTGGAGATAAAGCACTTGGCGTTGGCAGGCAGGCGGGGCAAATTGGCCTCGCCGCCGC